TTGGCGCCATGATTTGCAGCGGCCATAATTCCAGGTCCTCCTCCAGTAATCACTCCAAATCCTTCACAAGCAATTAGCTTGCCAAATAATTTAGCCTCTTCATACCATTTAGTTCCAACCTTAGTTCTTGCACTTCCAAATACACTAATACATGGAGTGTTAAGTTCATTAAATGTATCAAAACCCTTGGTGAATTCTCCTTGAATTCTTAGGATTTGCCATGCGTCATCTGCTTTGTTTTTCATTATAATTTAATTTATTCGTTAGGATAATCTCTACCCCACATATGGCGTGTGGTTTCAGCATTTACAATTACATTTTCAGTTGGATGTTTTGCTAAATTAAACTCTCCATCAAAAATCCAAGTATATGGAATTCTTTTTGTAGGTGATTTAATGCCATGACTAATTGCTATGTGCTTATAAAAGAAACATGTTTTATCTTCTACGTTTAACATCTTTTGACTAGTCATTGGATTATTAGGGTGATTAGCTAAAATATTCATTTGTTCCAACCAAGACTCTGCGTATTTATTTTCTGCTATAAATTGACCTTCTTTATCGATAGAATATTTTACTTTACCATTTAAATTAGGTCCACCAAAGATTTGCATCATACCATCAAAGTGACCCGTACCACCGAATAGGATTGATTCGGGATCTACTAAATCTGGTCGACTCATCGCAACATATCGTGCCGTGTTTTTACATGGATACAGTGGTGATCTAAATCCTTGATGTTCTTTAAAATAAGCTTCTAATAATTTAGCAAATTCCATCATCGTATATGGTCTCTCTAAGTCTTCAAGAATATGAACCATATCTTTCGCTGCTTTTTTAGGACCTTCTAATAACCAATCTTTTACTTGAGTGCCTTTAGGGTAATAAATCTGAAATAGATCATTACGTGCATGTCGATTCTCTTTAAAGTGTTCACGTGTCTTTTCTTCACCATCATTGATCAATTTCATAATAGTTCCCCAATGTTCATTACTAAAAGAGAAAATAATTGTATAATACAAAAGTTTTTCTAAATCAGTTTCGTGTTGCATCATATAGCAATATGGATGTTCATGCCAGTGTAGTCGGTGGGAAAATATTTGATAATCTTCTAATAACAATTGATCTTGTCGTTTATCAAATTCATGACAAAATTCAAAGAATTTATCAAAGCGCTCTTCTTGTGTCCAATCCTTCATCCAACTTTCTTTTGGCTTACCATTTTTCATAGCAATATCAGCTGTGTTTGGATATAGTATATTTTTGTAATTGCTCATTTCTCCTTCGAATTCAAATAATTTATTTTGTAGAAAATCTACATTTTTAGAGCCAGTTTTGGGATTGAATTCAATCTCACATTGAGGATCTCTAATTAAGTCTTGATTACTCATAACGATTTAACCATTTTTTTATACTCTTCTACTGTTAAGCCAGCAGATTGCAATATCTTGTCATCTGATGGGAATGAAGTCATACCATTAAATGTTTTGACTAGTCCAAGATCTAACATTGCTTTTTGACGGCCAAATGGATGATCTGTAATCGAAGATGAATTCCACAAAGTGTCCATATCGATATGTGCATAGTCTGCACCTGGTCTTAAGTAGTTTTCGATCCATCTAATAAAGTCACATGCAACATCTTCTGCATTGTATGGTAGTGAACCAGTGTCCTCATAAATCTTAGTCATTACTGCATCTAAAAAAGCCTCTGACTTTTTACCACCACCTTCGATTGGATCTGCAAGATAACCAATACATTCTACTGCGTTCGTGCCATAATAGAACATTGATTCTCTATTCATGAATTCTGGATACCAATCACATACATCTGCAATGACTGCAGCATATTGGAATCTATAAGCTCTTAAGCCATTATCAGCATTCCACTGAAACATCCATTCACCAAGTTCACGTAAATCTTTTTTACCACCCTGTCTTAAATAGTTTGCCATGTCTCTGGCCATTCTTGGTGCAAATTCACATAAGAAATAATCTCCACCTCGTTTGTAAACATATTCTGGCTCTGTGAAGTCTGCCATACCAACGAATACATCTTCATTAACTTTTGGTGCTGGTGGTTTTGGAAAGGCAGGAAATTGGTAACCAACTGAAGTGTAAAACGGCGTTGGGTGATATTTGATCACTTCACACATTTCTTCAATCGTTTCACACTCGTGTAAATTGAACAGAATAGTATTGTGGTACCCTGAAGGTTTGGTTGCATAATTAATCGCAGATCCACAAACTCTATGTAAAATAAAAATATAGAGCCATTCTTCTAGACCAAATTTATCTCTTTTACCTGTCCAATTTTTAGCCACTTCTTCTCTTTGTGGAAATACATTACCTGCTTGCATGTGTTCCCAATATGGATGGTCTTGAGTCCATCCATAAAAACAATCATTTATAATTTGACTAAATCCAGCATATTTGCGTTCTACTACATCATATAATTCTATATGGTGCATTAGTTCATCGCCTAAATTAGATTCAGCATGAGGAATTTGACCCAAGTTACTTGAAATTTGTTGCTTATTAGCTAAATCAAAGTATCTTAAAAATTCATCGTAATATTTGGTTGTTTTAATTTTCATTTTTTGAAATTATTTCCCATGTAAAAGCATCTCTGTTCCTTTGATATTGTGACATAGACCAATCCAAATCACCCGTAGTAATTTCGATATCATATGCTGCATTTTTAATATTAGTTGGAGTGATTCTAATATTGTAAGTAGTTGTAAGTGACATATTAAAAAAGTGCTAAAGTTTGTTTAATTAATTTTTTGTTAGGTTCATTCTTTACCAAATCCCAACGATAATACTCTCGTGCGATGTGAACTGATTTAGGTTTTTCCATTACATCGAATGTTAATTCTCCAAGTGTATTGAAATAAACATCTGGGTGTTTATATGCTTGCCAACCGTTTCTTTCACACATTTCATCGATACCTGCATTGATCTCTTTAACTAATGCTGTTCTTTGTGCCCAAGTTCCGGTGAACGGTGTGCCTTTATAATAACCTGTTTTTGGTAATGATCTACTTTCGTTTTCAATAGGAAGTGTATGAACTACTTCGATTTCTTTGACACCGTTTTCTTGAAGTTTTAAAAGCTCAGCTTCATAATTTTTTAAAAGTGTTTTAACTGCTGCAGATGGATTATCTTGTCTCATTAAATGGTGACGAACATCTATATTACCCATATAAACTCTAAGAGACTCTATCCATGGATATACATAACTATCAAGTCCTCTTTTAAGTGCACCGTGCATAGTCAAACCATCGTGGCGTTGGGTCATATAACCGGGTGTATATTGACTAAAAGAGTGACTATCACCAAAACAAAGTTTAGTAGTTTTCTCGATTGAATCAATTTTAGGAATTTCAGTTGCACAAATCTCTTTAATCCTTTCAATTTTATCTTCGATAGTTTTAAATAAATCTGTACCAGTGTGAAGTCTTTGTTGAACCATAGTACCAACACATGGCATATCATGATGTAGACTAAACATTTTAGTCTTACTAAAAATTCTCATCACTTGATGATATAAATCGTCATTAGCACCTCCAAAAATATTGAAAGTACCTTTAAATTCCATGCCATGTTCTATTAAAATAGCATCAAATTGATTCCAATCAGTTTCAGTATTAGTAATTACTTCTACATTTTCAAAACCAGCATTTAAACATTGATTTGCTAAGTGATAAGCCCATCCAGATTTATGTGAACTGGTTTTAGGGCTTAATTTACCAACTAGTGCTGCGATGCCTATTCGAGACGACTTGTCGGTAATATAGTCTGAAAGATAATTTAATTCTGCCATGTGTTAATTATTTAAGTGGATCTTCGTCTTCTGCGTAACCGTGTTTTACAACATAATTGTCTAATGCACCTAAATATGCAACAGCGTCTAATAAATTATCTTGTTTATAGTTATATGAATGACGACTTAATTTTAAGGCAACTAGTGCAGCATACATGTCAGAACCGTTAAGTTCTTTACCTGTCATGCCGTTAAAGATCATTGCCGCTCTACGCATACCCTCTTCGAAAGGACCGTACATGCGTTCTTTTTCTTCTGATCGCTCATTGACGATCTTATTTGCTTCTTCTAGAATATTATTTATTGACATATAAAACGTTTAATAGTTATACACACAAATATAGATTTGTTTAATTATATATTAGGATTAGTTTGGGATCACATCGGTGAGTCCTATTAGTATCATCCAACAATTGATGTATCATATAATTCACTGGGCAAAGATGTGTTATACATCATTTGACAGTATAACCTGAGAGCTTTGATATTTGTGCCATCTGCTCTACTAACGGCCTGTGATAGATTGTTATTTACCACAGCTTCAACAAATCCACCGCTTTGGATGCCAATGTTCCACTTAGTACATAGGATAGAAGTACCTATATTAACAATGTGATTAATGTCTTCTACTGTTACTACGCCTTGAACCGAACTGATATTGTCATTTACATATTGTTCAACAATACCTTTTACTACTTGAATTTTTTCGTAAATTTCCATATTATATTTGAGTTTTTGAGTTTCCTGTTAATTGAATGTACATTTCAATGGCTTTTTTAAGCCCTTTGAGTTTATTCATCGTAAGTTCATTAATTCCAGCAATACGAGCTTGTTTAAGTAAGTCATCATAGAGATAGCCGTCATACAAACCATAGACCATATTTACCAAACCAAAATCTTTACCTTGAGCCTCTTCAATAACTTCGCGTGTCATTTCCATCATTTCTGAGGTGAAACAATCATGTCTGTTAAAATTTTTATACATATCTTTTACCTTTTAAATACTCTACTAATATACCAAAAAAAGCCCACATAAAAAAATGTGGGCTCTATTATTTTTAAAGAAGTTACGAACAATCTTTATTCTTATGTTTATTTTTTCGAGTATAATGCTTCTTACTCTTATACACATTACCTCTCATAGCTTGCCATATCTCTTGTATAGTAAACTGAGTTTGTTGTAATTTATGTTCTTGCTTTTTCATATCTGTATCTTTTACCTTTTAAATACTCTACTAATATACCAAAAAAAGCCCACATAAAAAAATGCGGGCTTAATTATTTTTAAAAAGTTTTAAGTTATCCGTGTTTTTTAACTATTTTCACTAATTCATCAAGTGATGATTTAACATAATCGCTAAAATCTGCATGTAAATCTTCGTCAGCGTCTAATGGTGCATAATCTTTCCACTCAGTGTATTTAGCAATAAAAGCTTCACTTGCATCGACAATCTTTTTAATGTCCGATTTCGCGTAGTCTTTTCCATAATAGCTATTTGGATCTACATCCATTCTTGCAGTCTCGTCTGTAAAAGGATTTCTAATATCTGTACCTTGATAGTCAAATGTAAATGCTTCAAATGTAGTTAAATGTTTCATTTCTTTTCTTTTCTTTTTCTTCTTCTTGTATTCTTCTTCTGCGTCGCCTGATCCAGCTGGTACATCGCCCGATCCAACTGTACCATTATTTGGTAAAACTACTGGACCCATACCTGTTAAATTAGCAGGGGTTATGTTTTCGTCTACTGCAACACCTCTCTTCTTTAAGATCTTTTCAATTTCTTGATAAGCTTTCTTATAATCGGATTTAGCATAGTGCATTCCTTTAGCATAATTAGCATAACCATCTAATGCTCCGTTATACATTCCTAGTAATTCTTCATCTGACATACTATCATTAAATACAAACGGTCCGATAAATGCTTCGTCTACCGTTTCTGGTAAACCATCATGTTTTGTGCTTGCAAAGTCTTTTAGTTGCTTAAGTGTCATACTATCTGCCAATTCTTTTATTTCAGCACTAACTTCACTAGACTTTAACTCACCCTTTTTATAAGCGTAAGCTTGTCCCATTAGTCGTTGCTGTGATTTACTCGTACTTGGCATAGTTTGCTTTTATTTTATTCCCACTCACCTTCAGTGTCTGTTGGGTATTCAACAATATCCAAAAATTTATCATAACTATGATCGTCTCCAGCGTATCTGTTATCATCGCTATAAATACCTTCTTCAGAATCCCAAGACATTGTTACCTTTCCATCGTAATTCGAGTTTGGAGCATCTACGCCATCAATCATGATACCATCGCCCCATTCTGAAGCATCGTATCCCATTTTTTTAAGTCTCTTAACTTCTTTCTTAACGTTGATTTTTTCTTCGTTAATGAATTGTTCAAATAGTTTTATGTGTTTCATAATTTTTATCTTTTAATTATAATGAGTACCATGGTTTAATCCAATACTCAAAGAATACTTTTTTAAATTTACCAGACATAGTCAAATGATTCAATCTGATTGATCTTATCTTTAATGTTCTTAGCATAGTTCTTAGATTCTCTTTCGTAGTAAGACTCTCTGTCACCATATTGTTTTTCTGACTCTTCAGCCTGTGCAATATAACTAACATATCTATTATAATCGTCTAAGATGCTTGACATATGATTAGAAGCATCTCTTAATCTAGCTTCGCTACCATTTGCTTTACGACCAATGATAATATCATCATAACGTCCTTTTTCACCTTTAGTTAAACCGTCTTTAATTTGAGTAGTTAGAGATTCAATAGCGCCTGCAACCATTTCATCTAATGGTAAAGAAGCCGCCTTATTAGCTAAAATTTGGTGATATCTGTCCATGTTTTCTTTCTTAAAGTCTTTATGTGACTTAAATGCAATTGCACCCTTTTTAGCAGCAGCTCTTGCGTCTCTTTGACCATCAGAAGAATACTTTTGTCTTAAAAGTGCCATATTTAAAATAATAGCTCTATCTGCAACTTCAGCAATTCTTTTTACGTTATAAAGACCTGTTCCGTCCCATCCTTTGTACTTCTTAGAAATACCAATAGAGTCAGTTGAACCATTGTCTACTTTTTTCAGTGCCCTTTCTCTGTTACCGCGACTAAAATGGCCTCCACCCCATACAGAAGTATAGAATGCATTATCACCAGAAGCAACCGCTAATAAGTAGCCTTCACCTGGGATCCACTTATGATCGGTCCATGCATCGCTAGGTGCATGAGGATTCTCTTTAGGTGTATCTGATAAATAGAAAATAATTGTGTCAGCCTGTTTGTTTTTATAAGCCGTTTGAGGATCAACTGTTAAAAGATCTTCATCTTCAATTAAGTCCATTTTTACTTTAGCTGTACCATAGAATGCTTTAGCTAAATTTTTATCGAATTTGCCATATTTATTATTAAATAAGCTAGCTAACAAAGAAGACTTAAATGCTTCAGTTAACATCTCTGTCGATTCGTTCGTTGAAGTTGATAGTGATTCTACGAATTCACTGAAACTTTCAAATACTAATTTTGATTTCATATTGTTTGATTTATTTTCTTTTACTAATCTTGGGTTCTTATTAAGAAGTTCTTCCATGTCTAATTCAGTTAAAGCCATAAAACTATCTTCTCCATATTTCTTAGCTAATTTATCAGCTCTCTTAATATCAATAACTCTTGATATTTGATCATAGTCCAGTGTTGCGATTCCAAATTCACCGAATATTTCTTCAGCCATAACATTTGCTTGTTTAAATGCCGAAGCTTTTTCATTAATTTCTAGTTCAGTTTTAGAGGGTGCTAATTCATTTAAAACTCTTTTACCTGTTTTAGAAAGTGTAATACCATCTTCACTAACATTGAAATATGTGGAGTTTCTTCTCAACCATCTCGTAGAATCTACAGTCATTTCTCTAACGATTGACTCAAATTCATCCTTTGTTAATTTACCATCTTTAATAGCCTCTAAAACTTTATTTCTAATTTTAGCTGCTTTTCCGACTGTTTTTTCAGGGTGATTTTCAGTATATTTTCTTTTTACTGTAATATATCTTTCTTCTAGTGGTTGATTATTATCCATTTTTTACGTGTGATATGTTTTATTATATATTCTTTAAAAATTGATCGAAAGTCATCGTGTTAGAATCTGATTCTGCTACAACACCCATAGAGTCTTCTAATTTAGACTTTAACTCACCATACATATGATGTATTTCTTTAGGAGTTAATTTCTTAAACAGCTTCTCATCGCCATCTAACATTGCATTTCTAACCTGTGTTGCTGAAATGTTTTTACCACTTCTTGGAATTTCAAATAGACCAAAATCGGTTCTACATCCTAAATCTTCTCTATATTCTGGGTTGTTAACTTGAAATCCATAACTCTTCATTCTATCTGTTCCTGTTCCCCAAAGTACTGGTTCGTATTTAGGCCTCATAGCATTAAACATAGTGTCAATGCCGCCCGTTGGAATTACAAAAACATCTTCAATTGGATATTTAGATTTTAAACTATTCAACATCTCAACCTGAGTTTCTTCATCATAAGGTCTAGAAAATGCATCTTCTTTTTTCTTAGTTTTTGATTTCACTAATAAGATTACTACTGGATATCCGTTTTGTTTGTGAATAGTCTCAACTACTTTAGCATGACCCAAAGTGAATGGTTGGAAACGACCAACAAACATGTTAACTGGTGTTTTACCATGTTCTGGATATTTAACTGTAAGTCCTTCTAATATAGGGCTTTCAGTATATTGTAATTTTTGATTAAGTAAATATGTTTTAAAGTTCATAACGTCGTTTTCATTAGTTTTTGACATTACTATAGATTCAATAACATCTACTATATCATTGATTTGTTTCATTAAATCTTTATTAATAATGTCTGTTTCTCTGTTTCTTCTCTTTCTAAAACTGCCTAATGCAATTTTAAATAATTCAGATAGGACTTTATTTTGTACAAGTGAAATTGTTTTTTCGTTTTTTATAAAAACAGTGTTGAGTTGAAATCCTTTATTATCTGAGAAGTCTGCAGAATCAAAATTAGTACCTATGTATTTCGATGCGTTTTTTTCTACATATGCATTAAATATACTAGAAATCAATTCAATATATCGTAGATCTGCTTCCTCTTCTTCTAAACTAACACTTGATATATCAAAATCTTCTAAATATTCAACTAAATCTAATAGAGATATTTGATACATGTCTGAAGGTTTTCTATCTTCAGCTGGTTTTCTATCAAATCTTTCTAATTTAAAACTCTTTGGATTTTTACCTTCGTAAAAATTAACTATTAATCCATCTATATCATCATCAAAAGATGTGTTTAATGCTGGATTAGTAAGGCCATTATTAAAAATATTATATATTGTTCTAGTAAATGATTGATCTTTATATTTAATAGAAAAATCAGAATCTGATATGGCTAAAAGATTTACTAAATCTTTCTTTTGATTTTCTTGTAATTTACCTTGGAAAATAATTGGAGGTCTCTGTACACCCAATTTATCTGCCCACTTATTTAAAATTTGTGGATCTCTAATTACTTTTTTAATTTGAGTATCGTTATTAGGATTTAATATTTGAATATGTGTTAATATTAAGTTGTTTTTTGGCAGAGCTTCATATTCTATATCCACTGTTTTATTGTCTATCATGTAATCAAATCCAAACTTCCAATCAAGTGGCATGTCTTCTGTCACTTCCTTTATGATAGTTCCAAAATAATTGATAGCATTTTCATAGTATTTAACCATCGTTCTATCTACTTTATCCATAGCCTGCTTAGAGCCGCTTTTATAATACTGGAATCCTGTCGATGTTTTCTTTACATGAAAAGAAGATGCTTGTATTTTTTCAGATACTACACATGGTAAATCTAACATTGATTGGAAATCATTGATATTGGTAGATTGAAAATATGTTCTTAAGTTTTGTAATGCCATGTTATATTGTTTATCTTCCGTACTTAATAATACCCATAAGCTGGTTAATTGCAGCAAATGTTCCTGTTAATTTAAAAGTCTTACCTTTATATACAAAGACAATACCTTCGGTTGGCATAATTGAATCAATTCCACCTATTCTTTCTAATCTAGCTAATTCAGCTTCGACTTTTTGTATTTGATCAATTGATCCGCCTTTTTTAATTTTTTCAGCCTCAGTTCTAATTTGATTATGTAATCTTTGCATTTCAGCGTCTGGTGAGGCCGCAACAAAATTAGATGCATTTTTTAAAATAATAGAACCTAACTCTAAGAAAAGATCTTCAAACGGTCTAATGTTCTCTTTATATTTCTTTTTCACATCCTCTTTGTCAAACTTTTTAATTAAAGATGCTTTTTCTTTACCAAGATCTTTATCTAATGATCTTAGATTTAGAGTCTTTTTATCACCATATGCCCATCTTAATAATAAACCTTCTTTGTGATCTTGTGTTAAATCTGGAAAATTTGAATCTATAGTTTCTCTCCACCACATTTCATGATAGCGGCTAACTTCATCAGCGTCTGTCAAATTATATCTGTCGCGGAGTGCTTCAACCTTCTTGATAAATTTATTTTTATTTTCTTCAAAATTAAGATCCTTGCCTAATTTAATTATTTGAGGCGGAATTATAGTAAATGTTTTACCGACATTTGCTTTAACAGACTCTAACGCTTTTGCTATTACTGATGCAGGTTTACTATCTTCACCAATTATATTACCATTGCCATCTGTCTTTTTTATACCATGAAATTGAATAATATCTCTGTCATAATAGATTACGTTTGGATTTTTAGAATAGATCAATTCCATATTCATCCAATTAAGACCATTTTCAAATACTTCTTGTTGAACTTTAGCTGGTAATTTAATTAATGCATTGGCTAAATCTTCTGCAGCAAATTTAAAAGTTTCTTCAACCATTGCAGATGCATGGCCGTCGAATTTTTGTTTAAATGTTGGAAGATCCATTGGTGCTATAAGTTCACCTTTATTACGAGCAAACTTAACTTCACCATCTTGAATAGTTGCGAATACATTTTGTCCGTCAGTTTTTTCAGTAGCGTCCTCTTCAAAATTAAGTTCACCGCTTAAACCAGCTTCTATAAGAGCTTTAAAATCTGCGAATGTTAATGACTTATCATCAAATGGATGTGCCATGTGACCGGCAGCTCCACCTTCTAAAATTAAAGCTTCTTTTATATTTGAATGTAATCTCTCAGTTACAAACTGTTCAAAATTATTGTAGATCTTCATAAGATATGTATCTTGTTTTTATTATGATCCTAATGAGCTAGTCAACATACCTACTGCTACGCCATAATCTCCATCAGCTTTAGCTAAAATTCCATCAATTACTTTTTTTGCTTTAGCCTCATCATAATCTTCACCAAATGCTTTTTGTAAAACTGTTATTGCATATTCATTAAATTCTTCATCAGAATTAACTTCAGCTTCGTTTACTTTAGACTCTTCGATATATTCAGCTAAACTTGGATCGTCCCATCCGTATTCGCCATCAGCAAGAACCTTTTCAAGATCTTTTCTCTTTCCTTGCATTGTAATAACTGGATGACCTCCAGCTGGACCGTCCATCATTGTATCTATGATTTCAACTTTATTCTTTTTTAAGAATTTTAAAAAGTCCTTATCTTCAGGGTTCATTGCATCCATTTCAACTGTTGCTTCACAAAGTAGTTCACCATCTTCTACGACAGTAGATTCATTAAACATGTTAAATGCGTTTAACAAAGATTGCCCTGCAGCTTCTTGTTTGATTTGTTGTAAATAAAGTGCAGTACCTTCAACGATACCAATACCCGACCATCCTGCTGCATTAGCGATATCTGAATAGTATTGATCTAAAATTCTCTTTGTTGTAGTTGCTCCTATTTTAATGTAGTATCCACCTAATCCTGGCATTTTTACTTCATATGAAGAAATTGCACCTTTAATGTTTTTAGAAATTGCAAAACCTTCTCTTGAGAAGTTTGCGTCTTCCATTGCCATTTCAAATAAGTACTTAATACAACCTAACACCGATTCGTTAGACATTGCACCAAAGTCAGTTAATTTTTTTGCAAATAGATTATTGTAAACTGTAACAACTTTCTTAGCGTCTCTTTTAAATTGTACTGCAATAGCTTCGTTTACAGAAACTGAAACAGATTCAAATGCTGGTACTAATTCATCGTAACCATTACCATAAATGTCTGCCATTAACCATTCTTTGTTAGCTTCGTCCCAAAGGTAAACAAATTCTGCTCCACCGTTATTAGCTACATCTCTTAAATATTTAGAAACATCTGAGATCGAACCCTTTGACGGTGTCATTGCATTTTTATCTCCGTAGAAATTCATTTTATCTACAGAAGCCTCTAAACCAGAGCTATCGCCTTTAGCAATTACATCATCTACGTTTTTACCGCCTTTGTAACCTTTTTTGATCAAAGGCAACATATTCTCTGGGTAAGAATCATAGTGAGTATAAACAGAAACAATATTTCCTTTTTTATCAATCTTACCAAATTGCCCTCTTGTGCCTTCTTCGATAAGTGTAACTGCTTCGTTAATTTCAGCACCTCTTAATTTGGTAAAAAATTCTGATCTTTGATCTTCAGTTAATTCTTTAACAGAAGTGACATTAAATTCAGAGAGTAAGTTTTTAAACGTTTCTGCTTCATTGCTTCTTTTTGCGATTGCTTCTTCTTCAATTTTTCTAGTATTAGAAATTTGAACTTCCGTAGCAAATTGTTGAAAAGATTTTAATTTTTGCATAATATTGTTTTTGTTTTTTGAATGTTATTATTTTATTATATATCTCCTTCAAAATCTACATTTTTAATATCGTATTTGAACTTCTGTTCTCTGTAGATTCTTTGGCGTTCTTTAGCATGTCTTATTAAATAGTTATCCCAATCAGATGAACTTAGATCATCTACGAAATCAATAATATTTACGCTATCTTTGGATTTATGTTGGCGTAATCCTCGACCGATTGATTGTCTAATTATTACTTCTGATTTAAACGATTCTGTAAAAAAGATATTGTGAATTTTTTTGATTGAGATTCCTGTTGAGAAGGTACCATAAGAAGCAACGATAACAACTTCTTCACCTGCTTCCATTTTCTTTTTATGTTCTTCTCGTATATCTTTATCAATTCCACCGTCAACATAATAAACAGTTTTATCACTGTCTCTGCGAAGTTTTTCATATATTTTTTTACCATGTTCAATCCTGTGGAAAAGGACCAAACTATTACCGCGTACTCTGGAAATAATACTTGTAATAAAGTTAAGCCTGCCTGGTGAATTAATGACATAGTTTTGTTCAAATTTAAAAACATCTTTACTTTCATATCTATTTTGTGACATTTCTCTAAATGCATCCTTTGTAGATTGAGGAGCATAATCCATTTTAATTATTTTTACTTTACAACCAGCAATGTGTCCTTCATTTTGTAAGTAATTTGCACTTATTTCAGTAATAAGAGGTCCAGTATATGCCATTAATGTCAATCTATCTAAAGTACCTTCTTTTGGTATAGTACCCGATAATCCATATTTGTAATCTGCATTAACACATTTTTGAAGGATAGTTTTAATAGACGCTGATTTTGCCTTATGTGTTTCATCCACAATTATAGCATCAAATTCACTAAAATAAGATTTATCTTTTTTAACTAGAGACTGATAAGTTCCTACGACTACATTTCTTCCCGGTCTTATTTTTTGACCAGAATATATCTGTTGTACTTTTATGTCTACTGCATTTCTATAGTTATAATCTAAAAAATCTTCACTTGCTTGTACTACTAAAGAAACATTAGGAACTATAAATAAGATTTTTTTAGCCTTTTCATGTTCTAATAAATAAGCAACTGTTAAAAACGAAATTAATGTTTTACCAGCTGAAGTTGCTAATTCACTTAGACATCTTTTAAATTTTAAAATATTAAAAGCTGCTTCTATTTGATAATCTCTGGGTGTTATTTCTGATTTTTCGAAAAAATCTAACGCCCATTGAGTAAACTTTTCTTGATTTATGTTGGTATCAAATATGTCTGTAATACCATTTAACTTAAATTCAAATTTATATTCTTTACATATGCCCATGACTTCTCGCCATAAACCCGAAGGAATCCATTTATCATCCTTAATATACGAAACATAACCGTCCCATAAACCCTTTTTGACCAAAGGGTTAAAACGCCAAGACTCAATTCTTCTATTTAAAGAAATATTAAGTTGTTCCAATTCTAATTCAGTTGCTGCATCAATGCGTAACAACTGTTTGTTTTCAGTTAACGTAAGCTCCACATTGTTAGAGCATTTTTATTTGTCGTTATAGATCTTTTAATGCAAGTCTATTACGAATGGCAAAGCCCATGTTATCTAGGGTTTTTACCGAATCTCTAAAGAATTCCACTTGATTTTCTAAATGAGATAATATCATGTTTTCATCAGCTAGATCAGTTTCAATAAACTTCTCTTTTTGTTTTTCTCCTAACTTATAATCATATTCATAATATCTAATATAAGCTTCTCTATATCTAACTGCTACTTTATTTTTCTGTTCTTTTACTTTCATATTTAAATAAGACATCTGCTCAACGAGAGATTGTCTAGAAGATAATACTTCAGCAATAGTTTCCTCCATGGTGTTTAAATTTCTTAAACTTTGTGCTAATCCTTTAATGTTGTTAGTCCACTCTGTTCTTTGGCCACTTAATTTGCGGTCCAATGCTAAAATATTTTCTTTACTCATATTAAAATAATGATTTCTTGTTGGGATTAGGCTTGATGAACTTGGACGTTATTTGTCTTTTCTTAAATTTGGGTTTTGGCATTTCAATGTCAGGTGACTCAATACTTAGATCTAATGGTTTGAAATCTATCAAAAGTTTCATACCTTTAAACCTATCACTGTCTTTTTGAAATTCTTCGAAGTTGTCTTCAACCATTATACTAATATCTTCTACACGTACCATAGATCTAATTGACTAGAGGTGAAATATTGATCGATCTTTTTATGAGCATCGATTTTAAGCTCAAAACATTTCAATATCAAGTCGTTCAGATCTTTAATATTATATGTATCTAACCCATTTTCTTTAAGAAATTTGGACCACATAAAGACGGGTCGACCCTTTTTAAGCTTCTCTGCCATCTTCTTTTTACCGGTTTTATCATTATCAAACATGTATCTAACTGTTGGAATTTCATCAAAGTCATCAGTTGATCTGCCGGCAGTTGCAAGGGCGAGGGAATTTGCCATAAATTTAGCATCTAACGGGCCTTCAAATATAGTAATAGGCCTTTGAAAATTTAATTGCATAATTCCAAATAGTGTTGATACTTTGGTAAGGGATGTTAGTTCTTCGTTAGATAATTCTAAAGGTTGTCCCATCTCTTCATACAATTTTGGTAAATCATATGTTAGATATCTTTGTCCATAACCCTTCATTCTACGTGTTTGTGCACCTATAATTTTATTATCTGCACCAAAATTAAGAATCCAAAGTCTATGTTCTTTTTCAGAATACAAGAAATCATCTACTCTATTGTGTAGTAGTCTATCTTTTAATTGAAACCAAATCCAATCGCCTGGTTCTATTACCTTTGCCTTAAATTTAGCTTTAAACGTATCTATATCAATTGATAATTCTTGAACCTTTCTTAATGCATCATGCTTCAGTACAGATTCTGAATTAACCTGTATCTTATTCTGTTTAATATAATCTATAACCATAAATGAATCATCACTTGTGGCTAATTTAACTTCATGATCTTTTAAAAAGGAATATAAATTAGTGTGATAACTACAATTATAGCAGTGATATTGTAGAGTGTCCCAAAAGATATTACCTCGTTTTTTAGTATCGTCCGAGTGGGAATCACCACAATAGGGACATGCACAGGTTATTCGCCCATGCATGTCCTTTAGTAGCTTCTTATTAGGTTCAGGATGTACTTGAGATACTACTTGTTTAAGTGCATATCTTATTTTATCCTTTAACTCTTCAGTAAGTTGTATATTAGATGTCGAGATCATTCAAGAAAGAATCTAGATCATCTTCTGACGATACGCTTGAAGTTGACTCTGTTGTTACTGGAGCTTCAGCTACAGCTGTTGGTGCAGATGTATTTGTAGCTTGTGCAGTTTTCTTAGTAGTCTTTGTAGTAACTTCTGCGATAGAATCACCTGGATTTAAGTACATTCTCAATACATCGTTTACGAATGATCGAGTGTCCTCGTCCCATGCTTGATAATCATACCCTTTCAATGAAGGCGCATTCTCTAATTCTTCTTTGATAGACGTCATAGTCTCTTTTGTTCTTTCTGCTGGAGCATCGCCCATAATGATTGCAGATTGACTAGCAGAGAATTTAGACTTATCATAGTTATTGTATTCACCTTGACGTGTAATGATCAACTCAAAGTTCTTACCTTCAAAAAGGTCAAATACTTGTGTTGGTTCACCAAAGTCTGGTTTCAACTCAGCGTCAATTTTCTCTTTAATTTTGTAACCGAATTTGAATACTTTGTAAGTACCTTCTAATTCTGGGTTCTGTGGATCTTTAATGATCTTAATTAGAGAATAGTATTGTTGACGTCTTTTCAGTTTCTCTGAAGATTTACGATCTACAGCTGAATCTGATTTACGTAGTTTCCAAAATACGTCTGCAATTGGACACTTCTCACCGATAGTAGATGGACTATCAACTAGTTTACCATCACCACTTGAGTTTGTCAACCAGTGTACATATTTTTGGATTAGGGAATTACGAGGGTTTTCTGGATTTGGTACAAAACGAATTAATGCTTTGTAAGTTCCGTCTTTACCGTCGTCTGCGGTTGGTTTGTACACTTCGTTTGAAGCTGTACTTGTGGGTGCCTGATGCGTTTCTACGTCTTCTACACCCAAGTTAAAAATGTCAAATGAATCACTCATACCTTTAAATTGTTTAATTTGTTAAATTTGTTTACCTTGAAATTACTTTCAGTTCTTATAAATGTATATTACAAAAGGTTTCAAATATTTTGCATTGTAAGTATAGCACCTTCTGAATCTTGCCACCTGTTGCTCTCTAGTTTTTGTAAACCAGCTTTACGAAGTAAGTCTTCACGCTCTTGTGTCGTGATCTTTTGCTCTCGCACCATTATAATGAGAGCTTTGTTCAGGTTCATGATTTCAGTAGTACACAACATAAAATTGACTAATATCTTAGCTTTTGTTAATATACTTATTATATATCCACATTTGAATTTGTTTCACCAGAGATTAAATTATTTTTTTTTAATTTAAAATGAAACAGTTTTATACAACTTGCATATAACAAATGTTAGTTAAGCCAGAAGATAGATTAGGCTTGGAGGCTTGCAACGTATGCAACGAGAAAATAAGCGTCAACAAGATCGTCAAGGGGCTTCGGGATCTTTTTCCCAATTTCAAGGTCTTTAACTATTTTCCACAAAGGACTTTTAGCTAAGATTGGGTCTTCGTTCACATTTTTTTGAAAGGACTCAAACAACTGAAGCTTATTCATATTACCTTTACCAGCAAATTTCTTAATAGTAGTTGGAGCCACAGTCAAGATGTCATCAGGATTTAAGGTCTTTAAGAGTTTGAGTTTTAGAATTGCAGCACCTGCTGCCATGTCTATCATATTATTAGTTCCCATTTTAGAACCATAAGAAGTTCCTTCAAATGAAACAATAAACCCATCACCATCGTATGAGTTTTGTAAGACAAGATTTATAATGTCGGCTGCCATTTTATCATAGCGCTTAACCTTTAAGAGTTCAGCACTTGAGAAAGCTTCATTATTAGTAAAATCAGGTTGATCAACCAAAGTAACATCCTCTAATAAGGATATTTCTTCTTGTAGTTTTTGTTCAGCCTTTGTTCCAGTTTTAGGTTTTATATAACTAATAAAATGATATTTCTTACCTTTATCATTATATAAACATATACCTGGTGAATTTAGAGAAAAATCTACTGCGAGGTAATTCATTTATAGTTTTTTACCAAGACTAGCACCTAGAGCGGCACCTACAAGTCTCGAAGTTAATAGATCATAAAAGATACCCTTTTGAATACCTAAAACTTTTGCTACCATTTTACCAACTGATTTACCTAATGCAAATCCCGTTAAACCGCCTATAATAGAACCAAAGAAACCTTCATTTGTTATTTCTTCATTAAGTCTCTCTAGGTCGTATGTACCATCCTCTTTCATGTATTCCTTTTCGAATAATTCTAAAGCCTCATCTATTTTAGCTTCTAATTCAGGAGTCCATTCTTCTTGAAGACCTTCGTTAACAAGTTTCATATCATTCTCAGTGATAGTGTTCTCGATTAAGTATTTATTAAATGTTTTCATGTATTATATATCAATTTATTTTATTCTACCTCTAATCTAAGATTTAATTTATTATAATAGAATGTAACCTCAAATGTATTAAAGGATGCCACGTTTTCCGCAAAGTTTAAATTTAACTCGTTAATAGAATTCATAATACAATCTGTAAATTCCATATATGCTACAGATGCACCTTCAGCATCTAATATTCTTAAACTCAATGGATCTATATATGCTTGCTTAGTTGATCTAGCATAATACCACAAAAGAGTATCCATCATAATCCAATAATTAATAAAACCATCCAACAATTGCATACTAACTGTAAATTCTCTATTAATTACATTTTGAATTGGCAATGCACCTCTGTGATATCTCTTAGTACCGTCGTTATCTTCTTGTGATAATGGATCAAACGATACGCCTGGTATATTAACACCTTGTATACTGTAATTAATAAAATCTACAGGTTCTGATAGTAAACTTCCAGGTATTTTATTTAAATATTTTTTATACTTATCTGCAACCTCTTTAGGTATAAATCCCCTAGGAAACCTAAAATCGAATGAATTATTTCTGCTATTTAATACCATAATTAGATTTCAAATTTACCTGATAAAATCATATTTTCATCTATACCATTATTAACACTAATATAGAATGTATTGTTTTTCATACCCCTTATTGTGTTAGCATTTGCTTCACTTATTTTAAAGAGTACTTCACCTTCACCCATATTAATATCCTTATTGAATATATTATTAAATTTTAATTTTTGTTTACCATCTCCAAATGTCATAATTACATTTTCTATATTAGTAAATGATATGAATTCTACATCATCTCCTTTTCTTTTAGCTATTACAAATTTATAATATGATGTGAATGGCGGAATTTTAATGAGCAAATCACCTTCAGATTTAAAATCAGAAGTATCTACTTCACTAATATCTTGTCTTGTAATATCGTCAGTGTTAGATTCGAATACAATTTTTGACTTGGAAGCAATTACATTGTGTCTCTCTAAAAACGTAGGGACATACTTAGTACTTTTAGGCATGTTGTCAGTAAAAATGCCATTTATTATTTTGTTAGATGCCAGTTGAGGTAATACATTGTATACTTCGGTTAATTGATTAGGAGAATTAATTTTTAGTTTATTTAATCTCTTACCATATTTAGCAGCTTGTTTAACTGTTAAACTAGCCATTTTTACAATTTGTGTATTATCAGTTTGATTCCATATTCTCATTATAACATCAATAGAAAAACTAGAAGCTGTACTACTATTCATAATAACAGGTCTAAACACAATAGGTGTGTTAAAGTCCTCATATTGTGTATATGAAGTTTGGAATGTTTTAATTTCAGATGCACCTATAGTTTCAAAAACATCTATGTCATACATTACTATAATATCATCTGAAGTCGTGTTTATTTGATTTAATACATATGCTTCAAACGCACCTATAGAATTATCCTTTTCACCGTATATTCTAAAATAATCTCCATCATCAGCGTCTTCTACGACTACTGTAAAATCTTGAAATTCATCTTCTCTTGAAATTGTAAACTTATTTTCCTCCCCTGTAATAAAATAATCATATCCATTAAAGGTTTCTAATTGATCAATTAATTTAAACGTTAGTTCATAATTAGAAGAAGGATCTAAATCACTTGAACCTATTGTACCATCTCCATAAAACCTATCATTAAATTCTTCATTTTGTTGAACTAATGTGGGTATTTTAAGATCTATAAATTTGCTATACAGTGTTTCCCCTAAAATAAATGGCTTAGGATTAGCATATTCATAATTACTAGTATTTAAATAAACAAGTTGAGTTAAATTATTTCTTACATTAGAAGATCTCTTCGCCGCTATTTCAAATAAAAATCCTTCATAACCTCTGGCAGAAAAATTATAACCACTCCTAAAGTGTAATCTAATACTATCATATTTAATATAATTAATATTAGCAGTAGCTTCAGTTTGATAATTTAAAAGATCTGTTTCATTACCACCAGTCCAACTTACATTACTATTAATATAATTGAACATTTCATAATCACCCGTAGAATCATATCCTAATAAGGCATATCTAGTACCGCTTGCATCTGATTGTACTGCATGATATCTACCTATAGTTTGATTGATATCATTACCGGTATTTTCATCTGGATTTGCAAATAATGGATTTGCTCTAGTGTCTATTATAATTTTACCACCTATTAAATCCCCGCACGTGTATTCGATTGTGCCAGTTTGATTAGGCGTAAACTGACCAATCTTAGTAACATTTGAATAAGAATAAATTCCTAAAGCACCGCTAATTTGAAATAATTCTGGATTAGTTAATTCACTTAAATTAAACTTATAAGTTTTACCGCTCTGTAATAAAAGAGTTCTTGCAGCAAAGTTTTCTACAGATATGTAACCTGAATTTTCAGTAACATCAAAATTAACAACAGCACTTCCTAATTCATTTATTAAATGTCTTTTTGCAAATGGATTACCCTTAACTGTGTCTAAGAATTTTACCTCGCTACCATTGTCATCCACTTCTATTTGGTATTTAGAAGGATTTGATTGGTCGTGGTAAATAAATTCTAAAAGAATATCAGAATCTAAGTAAAAATATCTAGATGATTGTGCCATTGTTTATATTAATTTTAAAATCTTAACCATTTAGGAGAATAATATAATCCTAATCCGATTGATGGACCAGTACTTATTACTTGATTGTTGTTTAGATTGATTCCATAACCGATACCAATACCTACTGACCATCCTCCTTTCATTTTAGGTTTTTGATTTAATCTTGTATTTATAAGGTTTATATTTTCTATATTACTAAAAGTTAATCCTGGATATGACGTAGAAATTTTTAATTGATCTGCTCCGTTTATTCTTTCTATGGCTGCTAACAGACTAATTGTATGTTCGATATCAAAAGAAGCATTTCCATAATTTAATCCAGTATCATGCCTTGTTATTAACATATCACCCATTAAATTTCTAGAATTACCATTACCAAAATCATCAAACTTAGAAAATGTTAATTTAGTTGTTGTTGAATCCACCTCAGATGATGTTACGTTAGCCAATAAACTATCTTTGATATCTATATCAGCTGATAAAAGAGTATTAACCTTGTTTAAATCTTTATTTAAATTAAGAGCCTTTCTGTATTTTAAAACCAATTCATTTTGATCATCCTTTAAATCATTTATATCAAATTCATAAGATCTTATCTTAGATATTAAATTACCGTTTTCTGCTATTAATTGATTAACAGAATCTTTTGATGCTAAATAATTATTAAAATTACGATCAGAAGTTTCTTGAACTAATTCTAATTCTTGTTTTAAATTTTCAGTTTGATTACACTGTCTTAAAAACAATAAAACAAAAAGAGCACCCAATACAAACGTAAGGGTGTTCTTATTACTTAATATGTTTTTAAAATTTATCACTTTCTATTTTTCCTTTAAATTTATAAAAATTCTTCAAGTGTAGGGTCTCCACCGTCTTTATTATCAATAACAAAATCAGTTTCTGCATTATGTACTAATATACCGTTAGCGAAATAAACATCTTCAGATTCTACGTCAATTGACCATGTTGAAAATGGTTGTGCAGTTTTTACCAACGATTTAGTGTTAACTAAAATCCATTGAGAATCTTCATTTAACATAAATTCTCCTACGTTTACGTCACTTGCCTTTTTCCAAGAAACCATATTATTGACATCTTTAATTAAAACAGGATGTTCAAATGTTATTTTAAGAGAACCTTCATTGAAATTATAATAAGAAGAATATGTGTCCACTGTGACATTAGTAACTTCTACTGATGTAAATTCACCTTCAAGATTATCTACATGAGAAGTCCATTCTCTATATGCCTCTTCAGAACCATCATAACCATTGATATTATAAGATAACAGCATATCACCCAGTTGTATGTTTTCAATTGCTTTAGTTTCGCCATTTGCTAATGTAATCATTTCACCAGCTATGTGACATCCGCCGCCGCCTCCGCCGCCTCCGGTATACGAAGTAGTTGCTGTTGGAACTAGCGTTGGACTTAGTGTAGCAAAAGGCGTTGGACTTAGTGTAGCAATAGGTGTTGCACTTAGTGTAGCAAAAGGCGTTGCACTTAGTGTAGCAATAGGTGTTGGAACCGGTGTTGCCGCTACTGTAGGCACTGGTGTTGGAACCGGCGTTGCAGCTACTGTAGCCGTTGGCGTTGGCTCTATTACTGGTGATGTACCTTGTGTTAAAGTTACACCTAAAGTATATCTAATATTACTATCATCTGGGTGTGCAATAACAAGAGGTTCTAGAATAATACTTGTAGGGAATTTTGCTCCTCCGTCAAGACTAGTGATTATACAACTTCCTACTACATTTCCATTTATATTAGTACCGTATACAAATTGTACACTATATCTGGAATCCTTAGATATTATAGTAGGTACTTGATTGGTAGTTGTTGCCGTATCTGTGTAACTAAAGCTCTTAGTTACTGAAGACCCTGGACCGTTATTAAAATCATCCAACGTAACGCTCGTGACATTGATACCGTTATCATTAATAACGACCGATAGAATCGGTACAGGCGTTGGAGCCTGTGTTACAGGTATCGTAGGGAATGGCGTTGCAGTAGGCACTGGTGTTGGAACTGGTGTTACAGCTGATGTAGGTGCTGGTGTTGCAGTTGGAACCGCAGTTGGAGCCGCAGTTGGAGCCGCAGTTGGAGCCGGCGTTGCAGTCGGAGCCGCAGTTGGAGCCGGCGTTGCAGTCGGCGCAATAACTGTATTACCAGCTTGAGTCACTTCAATAGTATCAATTGTACTTGTGTTAGCATGCCTAACAGTAAGCGTTGCGTTTCTGGCAACACCCGAATTAGGCGATACTGTAATCGTCCAATCATCAGTAGTTCCCACCCTTACGATTGTAATCCAATCAGGTGGTGTATCCCATGAATATGAAGTCCCTAAGGGTGTGATATTCACTGTTCTTATGTATTCGTTTGCTGCCATTTTTATATTTATGTTTTTATATTTATCTTGTTTTTATTTTTATGATGATGGGCTTCCTCCACCTGTACCACATAATTCAGAAGCAGTAGTACTACCACCCGAAGAACTTGTGATTAACCATGATATAGACCCATTAGAATACCATCCGAATGGCATAAGACTATCCCATGTTGTTAAATTCATATCAGTCCAAAAGACTGAAGAAGTAGATAGTATAGCATCATTACTCCATAATGTATATTTTATAGATAATTCACCACATGCTGAACTGCTAGAACTGGAATTAAAACTTAATCTATGACTATAAGAAGTAACTGGTACTGGCGTTGCCGCTATAGTAGGCACTGGTGTTGGAACCGGTGTTGCAGCTACTGTAGGCACTGGTGTTGCAGCTACTGTAGGCACTGGTGTTGGTACTGGCGTTGCAGCTACTGTAGGCACTGGTGTTGGAACTGGCGTTGCAGCTACTGTAGGCACTGGTGTTGGAACTGGCGTTGCAGTTGGAACCGCAGTTGGTGCTGGTGTATATGCCACTGTAGGCAATGGCGTTGCAGTTGGAACCGCAGTTGGTGCTGGTGTATATGCCACTGTAGGCAATGGCGTTGCAGTTGGAACCGCAGTTGGTGCCGGTGTATATGCCACTGTAGGCAATGGCGTTGCAGTTGGAGCAGGCGTTGCAGTTGGATTATTTTCTGCAATCGGGTGTATATTCCAAATAACATACTTATTAACATCTTGAGGATGACTTATTCTAACAACCCATGGTGTACCTATTGCTCTAAGTGCAGTTTCTATAATAACTCTACTATTAACAGAATCTACAGTGATATTTAAACCAGGTTCATTAACAGAAATATCTGAATAGTCTAATTCTGTATTTGCTGGAGTAATTACATAATTTAAATATAAAGTCTCAACTTTATTGTATACGTAATATAAATCGGCTACAGTATCACTGTCACCTGTAGTATATAATGGATCTATAAAAATAGATGCATTACCGGTGGGTGATCCATCAGTGTTAGCATCAATATCTCCTCCAGATATAGAAATAGTATCTGTAGCAGGTGATCCATCTGCGTTAGCATTAATATCTCCTCCAGAAATACCTATACTATCACCTACCGGAGAACCACAATCAGTACATAATTCTTTCCAAGTGTTATCGTTATAATAAGCTTCTACAATATTTAAATCGGTATTATATCTAATCATACCATACTGTGGTGTTACTGGTCTTTCTCCAGTAGAACCTGCAGGTAATCTTAAATATCCTTTAAACTCTGCATTTATATCAACATCTAATATACCATTACCAGAAGTTTCTAGTTTTATATTAGTGTCTCCTATAGATTTTAGATTTACACCCGCACCGGTAGCACTAAAAAAAGAAGTATTGGCTAAGAATGTAATTTTATCTGTTGTGGCACCAAATTCTATATTAGTACTACCAAATGAATTTTGAAAATTAAATTTAGAATATGCACCAGATTCAGTACTAGTTAATACTATTGTTTTGTCTACATTGTGCTGTAATTTAATATAACTTTCAAATGTTATATCTTTTGCAATTGTCAATCTAGAATTAGTATCAATATCACCATCCGTTAAACCTTCTTCAAAACTAGGATCACCTAACCAAATAATAGGCATATTTAAATCAGTGCCTATTTTGGGTTTTAAAATGGTAATTTCGTTTCTACCGTCATTATTAGAATCTACTTCGACTTTATACCATGGGCTATCAGTAGCACCAGATTCACCCTTTTGACCAGTATTACCGATATCTCCTTTTTCACCTTTTTGTCCTGTTAAACCAACCTGTCCTTGATCACCTTTTTGACCTTTGGGACCAGCAGGTCCTCCTCCATTTGCTAAAATTTGATCAAAATTATAGTTAATCTTTTCAAACTTTATAGAGTCTGAATCGCTTGGATGTAATATCTCTTGAATGTTAATTGCCATTTTATGACTTTATTTTTATCATAGGTTTGATGTCGTAAGAATATCCTAATCTTTTATTATATATCAACCTAAAATTCATAGGCTTTTGTTTGTGCGGTTTAAACGTAAAGTTATTGTCGGGGGAAAATCCATTTTCACCTGGATTATCAACATCCGCGATGTCAATTATATTCGATTCAGAACCTTTAAATCTGCGAGTGTACAAAGATATAGAATCAACTACAAATTTCTTAATAATATTTCTATTTATATAAAACTCTGCATCATCTTCTAATGTTGTTTTATCACCCGCAGAATCAATAGCATTTACATAACTTTTAATTCTATTTAAAACTCCATCATTTTTTAATAATCTAACAACAGAATCGCTTATATAAAAATCCGCTACGAGTTGATCTTCATCTTCAAATATTATTACTTCGCTTTGATTTGTCGCATTCTTTAAAATAAGATCTAAATCCTCTTGGCTATTTACGTGTTGAGATGTAAATGAAATAACATCGTACGAATCATTTATTTTCATCGTGGTAGAAGAAAGATATGATTTTTCTTCTGCGTTATTTATAGTTCCAGGAATATCTTGAGATTCTCCTGAAGAAAAAGATCTAGTATAATAATCTTTATCCCATGAAGATTTAAAAACATTTACATCTTTTTTAGAAATTGCAATTTCATCAATTAATGGATATAACGGTAGTTTATCACTAGACTCAGATAATTTAGTAACACCCTCTGGATTAATTTCATTCACTTTGTGATAGAAGTGATTTTTAATAATACCCCAATTATTATCATGTATATTACCATCTTTAATAAAACCTACATTAAACGTAGTTCCGCATCTATTATATCTTTCATAATATGATTTCGCAGTCTCTAGTTCTTTAACACTATTTAAAGAATGTCTATATAAAATTGACTCTAATTTAGACTCATTAATATCAGTTGTAGATTGTAATCTATTTGATTTAAAATGAGTATACATATCTGTGAATATAATGACAGGTTTAAAATCAACAGTATAATCTCCATTGTGTCTAATCAAAAATGGATAATATTCAGGTTCTTCAGAATTAACTAAATTATATCCAATGATACCTTTAAATAGTTTATAACTCTTGGGCTTATCATTGTCCTCTTCTATACCAATAGATGCATATTTAACTATCTCGGTACCATCTTCGAAATTAATAGTAAATCTATTTTTATTTTCAGTACCATCTTCTTCAACCGTAGTATATGACACACTATCGTCATTTAAGTTTATCATATTTGCTACATTATTAATAGATAGTTTTTCTAATAACGACCTGTGTATACCAGTACCACCGTTGACATAATAATATTTAATTTGTCTTTGTATATAGTTTGGCATATATGTAACATCTAATACATCGGTAGGATCAGACACGTTAACAGGTAAAGACTGAATTTTAATAAGATTAGAATTTTCTACAGAAGCAATTGAAAATTTATATATGCTATTTCCTGGTGTATTTGGGTAAATATCCATTAATACGTCTCCGTATAATCCATTCTCACCTAATAATATTTGATTATCAAAATTAGGTTGACTTCCATCAAAGTGATCTATACCTTCTATTGAATATGGTGTATTACCTGTAAAATCAGCTTGATTCCAATTAAGTGCACCGTCGAATGTAGTATTAGCATATTCATAATCCCCTTCACTGTGATTATATAATATCTTATGATTTAATTCATACAAGAGTTTTCTATTCATGTTACCCTTAATCCAATAATCACTAATATCTACAGTAATAAAGAATATTACAAATTTGAATTTTTTATTTTGAATAACCTCAAAATCTATGTCATTTGCATTAACATCTGTTTTAGTCTTTAATAAAATACTAAATTTATATCCATTAAATTCGCTACTTTTTACAAAATCTAATGCTGTTTTATTAATAAATTCCTTTCTATTTTTTAAAATAACTTTAAGACCTTTAAATATTGTACTAGCAAATGAGCTTGTATCTCCGCCATCTATTAATGTATATTTTTTCTTTAATTCTGTTTTAAAGAATGTGTTATTAAAGTCGTCCTCTATATTTTGTATAAAACTATAATTACCAATATCGTTTCTCATTAAGTTTAGATCATCTACCGTTAGATTCTTTTCAAAACCTTCGGTAATCATAAACTTATCAAAATAATCATTTTTAACACTTTTAAATAAATCTGGAGTTAATTCAAAATCCTCGATATAATTAATATATGAGAACGTACTATTTAATTGATCATATCTTAAATATTTTGGAATTTTATCCATATAGAACCACTCATGGGTCATATCATTTTTATTTCTAGAAGTTGAAGTTATATCTGGGGAAAAATTAGTTCTACCAAAAGCCTCATTAGCATTCAAATAATATGGTTGATCTCTAACAGTTAAAGAATCTTTTAAAACCCACTTATTTATATTAGGAACTACTCTAGAATTAGTAGCAAATTCTTTTAGTTGATTCTCCTTTAATCTATCATACTCACTTTCTATTTTATCAGCAACATCATCATCATTAGACTCTTCTTTTAAAATACCTGATAAATTAGAGAAATAATCTTCAGGGTTAAGTGCGAAATTATCATCAAATATATCAGTTGCTGCCAATTTAGTGTTAAATTCACCAGTTATACTGTCTATATTATTTATAGCATTCGTATATGGTTCATAATCTATATTTTCTAAAGTTTCATACACTAATTCCTTTAAGTCAGAATTTGATTTATCATAAAAATCAAAATTCATATCATATATGTTATATGCAGAAAATAGGCCTATTTGTACTATATTTTGATTGAATACTCTAGCTTCTCCATTTTTCAAAGAAGACTTTTTATCTAATATAATTTTAGATTTATCCGAATTAGGTGTAGTAATATCCTCGACGATATCTATGACCTTATTAAATATATTTTTATAATTAGTTTCTAAATAATCTCCTACACTAATTTCGCTTAATGTATTATTATCTACCAAAATAGATTTTCCAGTAGAATTACCACCTGATAAATAATGTGCTCTCCATTGAGAGAGAATTGTATTTTCTCCAGATCTAAGTTTTAATAAGTTATTAATATCTTGATTTTCTACTTTAACAAAATCGATAACATTTTGAAGATTAACTAAAACAGCATGTTGTAGTAGTTTATAACCAGGCACCTTACTCTTGACCCAGATATCTGACCCTATGTTATATGCATCTAATGTTTCGCTATTTTGATCAATCGCTCCGGCTAATGCAGATGCAACTTCACCTAAACTACCCTGTGAAGAGTATTGCTGACCTTTATATGTGCCTTTTGGTAAAGTATAATTAGCAATATATGTACCTTTTTGAATATTAACGTTAGTCTGTAATTGATCAACTCTAATTATAGTACCCAATGTACCATAGACATACATGTTTAGATCTCCTAAATTGGTTTGTTTTTCTGTAATAACAAAAGATTCATCATTTTCATCTATTTCTAAATTTAGATAAAATTTAATAGACATTAATTCCCAGGAATTTTCTATATTTTCTTTAGTTTCACTAAAATTATTACCATTATTGAACGTAAGCGCATAATTTCCAGTAGAGTCACCTATGTTTATATTAACAGTTTCACCTGGAACATGTTTAATAAAGGTAAACTTATATGATTCTTCTCTAGAATCTAATAATGCTATTTTATCAGCACTTTCTGGGTTTGAAATAATAGACATCTTAACAAAATCAAATCCTCTTTCATTTGTATTAGTTAAAGAAATTGATCTACCAGTATGTGAGATACCAATACTTTTTTCTATTTCTCCAGATGTATTGTCTATTTTAACTTCAAACTTTTCAGTATCATAAACACCAGAGTTAGAAATTTTATAATAAACATCATTTATTTTTACATAACCAAGTGTTGGCGATGTTGTCATTTGTTTTTGAGAAGGTATTGCTGTAAATGGTTTTTCTGGATCTACTATTGAAGAAACCTCACTAAATTTAATTATATTATTATTAATAGAGTTAATCTCACCTATACCTGAATTTATATCATCAACGTATAATCCGAAATAACGATTTACACTATATTCACTTGCATTATCATCGTCAAATAAAAATTCTAAATTTAGTAAATTAGCACATAATATATCATTTCTTCTGAACCCATCTGTAATAAAGTCATTAGCCTCGATAATAGGCTTATCAGCTTGTACAAAATCTTTATAGATGTATTCCCCTTTGCTTGTAATTTCTCCTGACTTTAAGTCGATACCATTGAATTTAGTAGTTTCATTTTTACCAAAAGAAACAGTTATTGGAGATTTAGGGAAAGTTTCCTGTTGAATGTGATTTCTAATATATTTACCGAGAGCTGATTTTTTAGTCAAATCAAATGATTTAACAATCTCAGCGTTTTTAAGAATATCAGATATTCTATCAGTATTATTATCATAAACCTGCGTTTGATTAGAAGGATTCTTAACTTTAAATATTACAAAATTATTGGGCATGTTTTGATCTGCCCATATTGGTGCAAATATTCTATAGTCTTCTTCGTAATTCTTAGAATAATTATACGATGTTCCGTATTGATATGCTTCTTCTATTTGTTTCTCATATGAATCTAATACTGATAAATCAGATTGAGACCTATACGTTTCATATATCAAATCAGAAGGTGTTTTATTACCTTTAAAAAATCTAGAAACATCAACGCCGTAATTGCCATCAGGATTAATACTATTTTTTTTATATTTAATATTAGACAACTCTTTAGATGCACTTATGCTTTCTAAATAAACTTCATCACTAGAAGTAGTAACTATTTTAATATTTCCAGATAGTTTTGGATTAGTTCTTAACAATGGCTTAGCAACATTGTCTAAATTATAATTAGATTGTGTATTAAAATTAGGACCTGCATTAATAGTTTCATAACCATCGACGATAGGAAATGTGTAGGTATTAATAGATTGATCATTATCACCAATTATACATTGACTAGTTTTATCACTTTCAAATATAAGAACTGAAGACTCACTGCTTAGTCCTAAACTAATACCATCGGTTATAGTAGGCCTTTGTTGACTATTTATTAAAAATTCATTTAAAATATAAACAGCATCGTCTAAATCTTCTGCAGTAATTTTATAAGCGTATGTTAAACATTCACCCGTCAATTCTGGTTGGATTACATTACCATACGATAATTCATCTATAAAGGTTTTAATATAACTACCAGTGTCTCCTGAATTGACTGTATGTAATCCATCGATCACATATATTGGCCAATAAAGTGTTTTAGTAAAATTATTATATTGACTACCTAATTCTATCTCAGGATTAAGAGACATAAACCCATAGAATACATTCGTATCATTTACATTAGGAACCTCTCTTTGTATTTCGTTCTCCGTAATAGTGGGTATTTGGTATGCATCACATGTACCATACTCTGTTATATTTGAACCGCTTACAAAACTAGTAAGATCATAACCATACCACGATAAATTAACATCGTCTCCTTGGTTTTCCCAAACTAAATAATTTGAGTCTACACTAAATATGTTAGATTCGTGTAAATCAATAGGATCAAATGTGCTTGCACCTAATGCTGTTTTATAAACAGGTGTATTATTTTTTGCTAGATCTAATAAGTTATCAAATGGAGTAGAACCCAATGGTCTAGTATACCATAAAGTAGTTTCGTATACATCCGAATTACAAAATTTATTTATATCAGTTCCATCTAAATGAGGTCTATCAACGACTATACTAAATACTGAAGTTTCTTCAGCTTCTCCACATTCCCATTCTAATCCACCTTCAGGATTTTCACCCCAAGTATTAAGCGTAGATCTTTTGTAATATACTTCACTATCAATGTCGCTATAAATACCGCTATCTATTAATCCTGTTACAGTAGATCCGTTAGTACTTTGATATAAATTCGAAGCATATTCACTGCTAAATAATTCAATTCCATCACTTATTAATGATGATAGAGGCGATGTTTCAATATCACCGCGATACCATACCGTTAAGTATTGGAAATCATTGTCACAGTAAGCAATAGAATTTACAGAATATTTTACAACTGTCGATTTAGATGTAGAAACTGGTCCACAATCATTAATTTTAATAATTTTACCACTAGAATCTATTGTCAATATAACAGATGCTGAATTATCAGAAATTGGGAATAAATTATTAATACTGCTTGATGGTACTATAGTATTAGTTAAATTAACGTCACTATATATTGACATACCTATTTCTACTTGTGACACGTTATTTGCATCCTCTGTAGATATGTATGATATGTTATTTTTAGGTGCAAAACAAATAGAATCTATATCACTTCCAAATGAACCTGAATTTACAGAAATCCATGGAGCACTCTCTACATCTATAGAGACTGTTAATTGAGTAGACTCTGCGCCTTTAGAATCAGTTGCCTTTATAATCCAATTGTCTACACCCGAATAACCTAATAATGGTGTATACTTATAACTAAAAATATTGTTATTTTCACCAGTAAATTCTATTACACCGTTATTTACATCAGATATTGTAGTTATTGAAACACTATCATTATCTGTATCAATTACCTCAATCGTAAAATTAACAAATCCATTTTGAGTTACTAAAATAGTTCCAGGATTTTGAATTACTGGCGCTGCGTTTAGCGGATTTATTGTTATTGTACCCTCTGGTGAAATTTGTCCGCCCTCATCCTCTACAGTATATGTAAAAGAATCACTACCAATAGTGGACGAAGTATGTGTATATGTTGCTATTCTACCAGTAAGACTAACTATACCTCTAGTAGGTTGATCAACTATAACATAAATTAAATTATCTTGATCAGTTTGATCATCTGTTCCAAATAACGTAATATCTTCAGTAGCACCCCAATTAATATCATATGTTGCATCTATCGCAGACGGCGCACCATTAGGTGTCGCAGTCGGTGTAGGTGTTGCAGTTGGTGTAGGTGTTGCAGTTGGTGTAGGTGTTGCAGTTGGGGGTATTTCAGTAGCCGTAGGCTCTGGTGTGGGGGTCGGCGTAGGCTCAACTTCAGTCGCAGTTGGCGTAGGCTCAATTTCAGTTTCAGTTGGCGTAGGCTCAATTTCAGTTTCAGTTGGTGTAGGCTCAACTTCAGTTTCAGTTGGCGTAGGCTCAACTTCAGTCGCAGTTGGTTCTATTGTTGGTTCTGGCGTTGGCGTTGGAGAAGGTGTTGGAGTTGCAGAAGGTGTAGCACATTCATATATTTCACTTACGGTACCATCTCCACCTATTAGTAAAGAAAATGTATCACCATCAATGACATGCCATAAGCCTCCACCATCAAATACTGCACTGTCAAATATCTCATATAATATTGTACCGACTTCTATTGATGGTGTTATAGAAGCATCGTAATATAATGAAATTGAAGAATCTGTTAATCTATTATCACATGACGTTTGACCGTCATTATAACCGTTAACTTTAATCAATATTGCCGTAGGTGTTGCTGCCATTTATTTAAATCTTTTTATATAGACAGTACTCATGTCTGTATTATATATCCAGATTTATTAGTCACCGTATCTGGTCAACTTAGCAGCTCTAATAGAATTTAAATTTTTACCTTTAGGACTATATTTAGCAAATACTTCTAAATCAAATGAAAACTGTTGATCGTGTTTATCAAATATATCCAATCCTATTTTTTTAGTATATGTTAGATTAGGAAATCTTAATTTAGCTTGTCCGCCTATTCTACCTACATCTGAATCAGGATCATTACCAAAATAGTCTGTCATTCTATATTGGAATATAATATCTACCGAAATAGCGTTAGAATTATCTAAATCGCCGACACGTTTTTCTATAATCTTATTACTCTGTTTAGTATCTCCAGAAACTCTTAATGTATTTAAGTTAATTGGTGATAAAAACAAAAATGCTCCACAAGATCTTCCACCTAATAGATATTGATCGTTTGCATCAAAGGACATTTTAAATGTTCTGTCTCCACCTAATGATATTAATTCAGATGTTTTTTGGAATGCTAACTGTTGTGTTGCTTTAGTAGAATTTACAGCTGAAGTAGAAAAAGAATTACCAATCAATGAATTAACACCGCTGTATACAAATGTTGTTCCAGTTGCATATGTTGATGTAATAGGCATTGTATAAATAGCATTATCAACGAGTGTTTTAATGTTATTTTTCTGTTCAGCATCAGTTACATTGTTTTGATCAGCAACATTATCTAAAAAGTCAACATATAAGTTTTCTAAATCTGGATGACTTTTATGTATAAATAGTCCATTATTATAATTTGCAGCGCCTACCGTAGCAGTGCTGCACACGTCTACCATTGATTGTGAAAATTCAGGATCTAAATTGCTACCGTTATTTCTACCAAATGTTCCAGTCCATATAAAATCAACAGATTCACCATTACCAGTATGCGACAATATTGAAATAGTATTACTATCTACATTCATATCAGCATAACTTAATGCATACTCATAATTAGTTAATTTAGATACACCAGGTTCTAATAATGACTCGGTAACATACAATGGATTTTGATTTGCAATATCCATAAATCTAGAATATACAAATTGTCCACGTCTTTGTGCGGATTGATATGGTGCCTCAGCTAATAAATCATATGATGTAATAGATGAAGTATCTATATTTTGATATTGTATTGGAGCCAAATCGTATTTACCTTCAGATGTATAATAGTTATCAGATGCAACCTTAGGATCTATGTTTGCTGTCCCAGAATCATTTACCATTACACCAAATCCATTATCTGTAATAGCATCTCCAGCTGCGCTGGATTTATACGCCGGTAAGTTTCTGTCACCGACTAATCTAGCCACTAATTCTAATTTAGTTGCTTTAGTGTTTTCTAATAAAAGCTTAAATGTCTTAGTGACAATATGACCCTTTTTAACCGTTAAACTTGCAACCTCATCTGTATAATACCCTGCAAAGATTTGGTTCTTAGTACCGTTGTTAATCACGGTTACTGTTCCATCTTCATCCATTACTTTAACGACCAGTTCACCTAATTCAACTTCTACAGTACCTTTTAGTTCAGCTATTTGAGCTTCTAATTGAGCAATCTTATCATATACTGAAATGGGTTTTTGTTCATTAGATAAAAATCCTGATGCGATACTTGTCGCACTATGCGCGTAATATTTTTCATTAGCGCTAAATGAATCGTCAATATGTGAAAATACGCCTTTAGAAATTAATTCTTCAGATATTTTAACTGCTGCTGTTTCAGCTGAATTTGACATTAATAAAGTCTCTACATTAGAAGTGTCTATTTCAGTAATAGGGAAATCTATGGTAATAGCTTCTGACCAATCAGAGTATATTGGACTAGTTGGATAACCTGCTTCAGAGACAGACTTGACTCTAATCTCTATTAGTTCACCTTCATTAATAGGTAAATCTAATTGATTAAAATTAACTTCTTGTGCATCTTCTACTAAACTATCTTGCCATTCAAATTTACCAGTTTCAGAATTTCTATAGCGATCTCTTGGCTTAGTTTTAATTTCATTCCAATTAGAAAATACTGCAGTTTTTTGTCTAGTACCTTCAGTGAAAGGTAATTGTGTTACTTCACTAGCTTTACCACTAGTTGAAAGATATCTATATTGTAATACGAATTGAACAATATTTTGATCTAGTGTATCTGCAGTTTTCTTTGATGATGGTATTTCCCAAAATCCTCTAACTCTGTATTTAGGTGCAATCTTAGTTACATTTGAACCAGATGCTAAAGATTGTATTTGATTTACAATACTATTATATAAACTAGTCTCACTTGTTCTTTGAGTAATTAAAGAATTTAATTCGTTTCTATCTTTATCTTTTTGAATAGTAGAATCATATTTCTTAGTAGACATTTCTGACCTCTTTTTAACAATAGTCTCGTCTAATTTTTTTATATTCTCTTCTACATTAACTTTATCAGCAGATAATTTTTTAATCTTATCAGCAGTATCATTAGCTGTCAGGTGAGCATTGATTTGCACAACCTTAAAGTTGTTAACGTCTAACAATGGAGCATCAGGTGTGATACCCTGGGTTGCCGGAGGAATAGAATCCTCTTTAAGTGCTGAAATATATTTACCAAAGTCTGCAACTTCAGCTTTGTAATAATCATCTAATCTTATTTGAGAACCATCTTCTTGAATGAGTGTTAATTCATTAGTATATAGGCCAATTCCAGGTGACCAGTTTTCAGCCAATATTTTTGAATCAGGATCAATCGCTTTAACAAATACCAATAATCTTTCATTAAAGCCAACATTGATATTAATATTTAAATTAGAGTTATCATTTTTATATATGCCTAATTGATTAGAACCTACTTTAATAGATTCATATCCTTCTACCACCAATAATTCAACTTGATTAGTAGAACCATCAACTCTAGTTATTCTATATCTAGTATTTTTAGATCCACTCTGAACCATCAACTCATCTCCTATTCTAAGCATCTCAGTTTCCATAAGATCTTTAGTAGAATCAGTATACGTTAATTTATCTAGTGTGTATAATTTAATAGCTCTATTTTTAACAACACCATCAACAGTTACTTCTCTCTTAGAATTATTGATTTTTAAAACATCAAATTTACCCGTAAATTGAGCGCTCCTATATGGCAAGTCTCTTGTGTCTTCGTCTAAAGTATATGATAAATTATTATTTGCAATATCTCTAATTACAGTTTCATAATCTAAACCATCCTGGTTTTTAAAATTAGTATTGAAGTATTCAACAGTTGTTGCATTAGAAGAATTAAATACAATCCTTTTAACTAAAATTCTCTCAGTGTTATTTGGTATTTGACCACTAACATTTATACTCGTTGTTAATATAGGATTTAAAAAATCTTCAAAAAAGTAATTTGGCTTTGTTGAAAAATTTATAGGTCTATTAAATGAAGTAATATCATTCGCTGGAGTCTTTAGTGTAGAAGTTATGATATTTTGGTATGTACCATCCGGTAATTTAATTCTAGTATTACCTTTGCCTAAACCAGAGAGAGATTTTAAATTAGTATCTAATCTCTCTAATTCTCTTTTCATATAACCGAATGAGGGCACATATACTGTTTTAGAGCCTTCATCTGTTAGTATCTCAAGAGGTACATCCTTTTGATCAGTCGTGATCGCCTCATTAATTCTCTCAAATGTCTTTAAGGAATTAGAGTTAATTTCAAGTAGTTTCTTGAGCGAATTAGAAATAGAGTTATTAGTGTTCATATTATCTTAAAATATCAGCTTCAAATTGATAATTAGCAGGATCAATACATACTAATTCAATATATGGTTTATTTGTTATTAATTGACTAGGGTTTATATCAGCCACTAACACGTCATAGTTAGTAGTAGTGCTAGTCCAAATTTTAATATTATTACCTAACATGTTTATCGTGTCAAATACTATTTTAAATGTTTGTCCTTTTTTCCAAGATATAACACCGTCATCTATGTATATATTAAGATCACTTTCGGGATCATTTTCAATAAGACCGTTAAGGCTTAATCTATTAGAAAAAGATTCTAATCT